GTATTTTGCTATAAAAGAGCTGTACGAAGTTAAATTTGAGAATATGTGGCATACTTTTGAGCAAGTTTGTAAAGAGTATCATATTGCTCATAAATTGGCAGGACTTGAGCGAGACGAAGAGCTACAGCGCTTGTTTAACGAAGAAGAGCACTACTAATGGAACACTGGAAGATTCCTGATACTTGTCCAAACTGTGGCGAGTATTTAATTGGAGACGGTTATAGTAATGGGGATCCTGTAAGATGCCCTGAAGCATTAGAAGAGGACTGGTGGTATAGCGAACCAGACAGCGGACCGTGGTATTGTCACTACGACCCTGATGAGTAATTATGTTAGAAATAATTTTTAAGCACTGGAAAACCGGAGAAGAGCTTACTGTATTCGGAAAAATAATAGATACTTATAATAATCCCGAGTCTGATAGGTTGGTTATTCAAGATGAAAACGGCTATTTTCAAGACATCATTAAATCTACTATTGTGGAGATAAACGAGTGTACCTAGGCTTATTTGGACTATTAGCTATTATGATGCTCCCAATGGTTGCTGGGGGCATAACTTTTTATTATAGTATAAAGGCAACAGACAATGAAGAAAAGAAACTACACTAAGGAAGATGTGCGCGCTCTGCAGGGTACTTTTCCTATTGAGCATACAATAGCGAAACGAATGAGTAATAAACTTCGTTCGCTACTCGCACGAAATGAATATATTCACACATTTGGAGCGTATAATGGCCAACAAGCGGTTCAGCATATCAAAGCAGGACTTCAAGCTATATATCTATCAGGATGGCAAGTCGCAGCTGCGAATAATTCACAAAATGAAACCTATCCTGATCAAAGCCTATACGCAGTTGATTCAGTGCCTAATGTTGTTCGTTCGATTAACAATGCTTTTCGCAGACAAGACCAGCTTGGCTATGAGGCGACTGGACGCGGCTTTGAGTTCGCACCTATCATCGCAGATGCAGAAGCTGGGTTTGGAGGAGTCCTAAACAGTTATGAACTCGCAAGAAATCTTATTGAAGCCGGTGCGGCTGGGGTCCATTTTGAAGACCAGTTGGCAAGTGCTAAAAAATGCGGACACTTGGGAGGAAAGGTTCTTATACCTACTAGTGATGCTATCCGTAACCTTAACGCCGCTCGTCTTGCTAGCGACGTTGCTGGCGTGGATACTGTCATAATTGCAAGGACAGATGCAGAAAGTGCAAAACTGATTTCCAGTGACTATGACCCCCTGGATCGTAAATGGATACGAGGAGATAGAACGCGTGATGGATTTTACAAAATTAATGGCGGCTTGGATATGGGTTGTGAGCGGGGCCAAGCATATGCTGAATACGCTGATCTGGTTTGGTGCGAGACTAGCAAGCCTTGTCTAAAAGAAGCTAAGTATTTTGCTGATGCAGTAAAAGGAGCAGTGCCCGATGCAATGCTGGCGTATAACTGCTCTCCAAGTTTTAACTGGAAGAAGGCAATTCCTTCAGAACAAGAGCTGGCTGACTTCCAGTGGGAGCTTGGCAGGCTTGGATATAAGTTCCAGTTTATTACATTAGCTGGATTCCATGCTACTAACTTTGCAGTCTTTGACTTCGCCAGACAATACAAGGCAGAAGGAATGGCTGCCTACAGCAGATTGCAGCAAAGAGAGTTTGCAGCAGAGTATGATGGTTATACTTCCGCAAAACACCAAACAGACGTAGGTGTAGGGTACTTCGATAGAATTACTACTATGCTAGGCAGTGAGACTGCTGCAATGGCAGACTCCACAGAAACGGAGCAGTTTTAATGAAGGATAATTTATATAAGCATGACCCTGTAAATAGTCCTTTACATTATAAGCGAGAGGGTATAGAATGTATAGATGCGATGAAACAAACAACATCGGCAGAAGGATTCGCTGAGTATTGTCGCCTAAACGCATTCAAATATATTTGGAGAGCGAACAACAAGGACAATAAAACGCAAGATACTAAAAAAGCTATATGGTATCTTCGTATGTCTATAGGAGATGATCCACGTGAGTAAAGGCAGTAAACAGCGTCCTACAAATAAAACTAAATTTAACGATAATTGGGAGAAAATCTTTGGCAAGACGGCTAAAAAAGAAAGACCACGAGAACTTATCCGACACAAATATACGGAAAGTTATAGAGCTTCTGAATGGTCAGGCCCCTATTTCGAAAAAAGAAGCGTGTTCGATTCTGAATATTGCATACAATACAACGCGCCTACAGAGAATCATAGATGACTTTGAAGAGACGCAAGCGTATCGTAGCAAAAGAAAGTTACAAAACAAAGGAAAAGCAGCAACAAAAGACGAAGTGGCAGATGCGGTTACTAGATTCTTATCTGGCGAGCCAATCTCAGAGATTGCTAGCGGATTATATCGTTCCTCAGGGTTTGTCAAAGCAATCATTGAGCGAGTCGGAGTCCCACAAAAACAAGAAGGAGTCTACGACTACTTGCCAGAGGAGTGCGTTGCTGAAGATTTTGCTATCGGAGAGATAGTCTGGTCGGCCAGATACCATGGCCCTGCCATAATTCGGGCAGAGCTATCAGTAGACTACCAAGCAGAAAGACCTGGGTATCGAGATGTAAACTATGAAAAGAAGTACGGCACCAAGGCATACAATATTTGGGTAATCGAAAAAATCGACGACGATTATAGTGAGCGTTGGACTACATCTACAGGCGGAGGCTTTGCTGCTACTCAGTTGGCCTATGATTTAGGAAAGCTGTCACACCTCAAAGAACACGGAGTTGATTTATCACGTATCTAAAAAAAGTTCTTGACTTTTATCTCTCATACAAGTATAATACATAGTATTAAAGATGAGGGAACCAATGGGCGACCGATTTTATTTATCACAACTAGCGGCTTTGGGCAACTGTCCCGGGGCTACCGTATCACAACAAAGAAGGAAACGTAAAATGGCGTGGACCGACGAAAAGAAGGCAGAAGTAATCGAAGCATATGAGTCTGCCAACCCTACTCCAGAAACCTCAATGGAGATCGTCAAAGATATTGCAGACGAGTTTGAAGAGTCACCTAATGGTGTTCGAATGGTACTTACAAAGGCGGGTGTCTATGTAAAGAAATCCCCAGCTTCTGGTGGCAGCAAGACTGGCGCGAGTGGTGGTAGTGGCGGGGGCCGTGTATCAAAAGCCGCCGCTATTGAAGCCCTCAGTGCCGCAATTAGCGATGCCGGTCAAGAAGTTGACGAAGAAATCGTTAGTAAGCTGACTGGTAAAGCTGCTAATTATTTTGCAGGCATTATCTCAGCAGTAAACTCTTAAGTTAATTTACTATAAGCCACTCTCTTTCGGGAGAGTGGTTTCTTGCTATCTAAAGAAATGACCTTTGAGTTCGGCAAAGTAAAAAATTTTACTGACCTGCTACCAAAGGAGTATTTGTGAAAAAAGAAGAATTAGCAGACCTTGTAAATGACTACGGTGATGCCGTAATTACCTATAGAAGTGAAAACAGTAATAAGTTGAAATACAATGTATGTACGTTGGACTTCAGCACGCCTTATATTCAGGATAAAAAGAACAGGGCTAAAGAAAGCACTGAAACATTATTATTGTTTTGCTGGGACACTGATTCATTTAGGTTGTTGAAACCGCATAATGTAACTAGTGTAGTACCTCTAGCTTCCATACTTAAAAACGGGAGGTAGCATGGAACTCTACCAAGCCCCTCACGAGTATGAAAGAATCATTCACTATGATGAAGAAAAGGAAACACAAGTAAGATTAACTGTAAGTACTTTCAGAGGTATCGAGTACGTTCATTTGCGTAAATATTTTTTAAGCTTTGACGAAGAGTGGTGCCCCACTCCAGACGGCATAGCTTTTCCCTTAGACTTTAACAATAGTCGTGAGCTTTTCTCAGGATTAGTGGAGATACTAAGCCTAGCGGAAAGTAAAGAGATTATTGAAGAGCATTTTTCTGATCTTATCCAGGACTTATACGCAAAATAGTTCTTGACTTTCATTCCTTTTTTCAGTATAATATATGTTCTGAGTGAGGATAGTAAATGAAAGATTTTATTGAGAAAGCAAGTGCCTGTTATTACTCTGGCGCTCCGATTATTTCGGACGAGGAGTTTGATGCTCTTGTAAAAAAGTACAACTACGATCAAGTGGGCTATCAGGTGACTGATGGAGTACCCCACCTATATCGTATGTACTCCCTTCAAAAAGTTTTTAGTTTAGATGATATTCCTACGCCTAACTCAAAGTACATTCGTACTCCAAAGTTAGACGGCGCTGCTGTGTCTTTACTTTATGTAAATGGACACTTTGCACTTGGATTGACGCGAGGTGACGGGAATCTTGGCCGAGATGTTACCACCAAACTAGAAGAACTTGTACCTGCCACTGTACCGTTCAGCGGAGAGTTGCAGATTACTGGTGAAGTAGTTTGTCCCTCGTCTGTCACCAATGCGCGTAATGTTGCGGCGGGATCGTTAAACCTCAAAGACCTTCAAGAGTTTCGGGCAAGAGCCCAAGACTTGGTTTTTGTTGCTTACGATATGCAGTTTAAGACTGACTATACTTATTACGCATCTGCAATGGACGCATTGGCTCATGAAGGATTTAATGTTGTTACGACCTTCGACCACTCCAACTATCCAACAGATGGTTGGGTGTACCGTCTTAACAATCAAAAAGCCTTTAAAAAAATGGGATATACAGCTCACCACCCTCGCGGTGCTTTCGCTCTCAAAGAGCAGAAAGAGGGTGTATATACAGAATTACTCGATGTTGTGTGGCAAGTTGGCAAGTCGGGCACAGTCAGCCCAGTTGCTATTCTAAGTCCGGTCGAAGTGGAGGGTGCTACTGTGAGCAGAGCAACCCTGCACAATATCGAGTACATTCGCAGCCTGGAACTAGAGATAGGTTGCACAGTAGAAGTTATAAGAAGTGGCGATATTATTCCGCGAATCGTTCGCAGAGTAGACCTGCCAAAAAATAGTTCTTGACTTTTACCTCAGTTTTTCGTATAATATATTCTACATTTTCGGAGAAGTCTAAATGCTAAGAGAGATCGTACCACCAACGGAATGTCCGTCATGTTGTGGTGAGCTTACTTTTGTCCGCGATATTCTATACTGTCACAATAACAGTTGTGCGGCACAAAAAGCTAAAAAGATTGAGCATTTTGCAAAGACTCTGAAGATTAAGGGTCTCGGCCCTGCTACCATCGAGAAGTTAGAGATTGAAGATTTTGATGAGATTTACAGATTTAGCGATGTCGAGCTATGTCACCTACTAGGTGATAAGCTGGGTACAAAGTTGTATAGTGAAATCTGGAACTCTGCTTCAGCTCCTCTCGATATGGTACTACCTGCTTTTGGTATTCCTTTAATCGGAAAAACGGCAACGAAGAAGCTGTCTGATACTGTTACGTCTATTACTGAAATTACACCAGACACTTGTGAGCGTGCCGGATTAGGACCTAAAGCAACACAGAATCTATGCGACTGGTTGGATAGTGAGTTTTATTGTTTCTATGACGGCGCTCTGCCGTTTGAGCTAAAGTTTGCGTCCCGGGCTTCAGTACCCGTTCAACAGTCGGATGACGTTGTTTGCATTAGTGGTAAGTTAAAGAGTTTTAAAACTAAAGCTGAAGCAACAGAGCGTCTTGAGATTCTTGGTTACAAAGTAAAAACGAGTCTAACCAAGGATGTTACGATTCTTGTGAATGAAAGTGGTATTGAATCAGCTAAAACTAAACAGGCCAGAGAATCTGGCATTGAAATTGTCACGGATTTACAATCCTATTTGGAGAAAATATATGGCACTTCCTAAGTGGACCGATGAGCGCACTGAGGCGCTTACTAATTTCGTGGGTTCTGAGAGCCCCGTATCTCAAGCTACTGTTGCGGAAGCAGCAGAAGAGCTTGACACATCTGCTCGTTCCGTCTCTAGCAAACTGCGAAAGATGGGTTACGACGTAGAACTCGCTTCTGCAGCCGGTGGACGTTCGTTCAGCGAGACTCAAGAAGCTACTCTCCGCGC